GTACTACAAACTTAACATGATTTTTGAAAGTATGCTAACTGAAGCCGAGTCAGTAGAACAATGGTTAAAGCGTTTCTTGCCCACGTACCTAAGAGGTATTCCTATAACAGATACAACTACTCAGAATTTAATAAAGGCTGCAGGTGATAGCTATGATCCAAAGAATTTAGAACCTTTTAAACAGTCTATGTTAAAGCTTGCAAACGCATTGTTTGCTACATCACAAGCTCCTGGTTACGGTGGCGATGAGGCTCCTGCAGGAGCAGGTGGTGCAGGAGCAGGTGGTGCAGGAGCAGGTGGTGCAGGAGCAGGTGGTGCAGGAACTGCCGCAGCAGCAGCGCCAGCAAAAACCGGCACTAGCACAGATTCAATTGTAAATTCACTTCAAAGTTTACTAGCAAAATTGAAGGGAATTGATCCTGCCCTACATGCTGAAATAGTCAAAAAAATCGGAGCAGGACAATCCTTGCAAGGATTACCGGGGGGCGGCAGTAAACCAGCTACTCCTGCAGCACCTCCCGCACCCGTAAGCGAATCAAGAAAGAGAAGAAAATGAATCTTGCTGAATCATTGGGCGCTTTGCGTGATTTAATTTCTTACAAAGAAAGACCTATTGTCATTTTGGAAGATAAGGGTCCCTTAGACCATCCTGAAGATTTAATATTTTTGGGAGGAAGTCAGGGGGCACAACGAGCAGTACAGGCTACACAAGACACAGTAGCCAATCCTACCAAAGTTACTATTAAATGGGATGGTTATCCTGCTCTGATATTTGGACGTAACAGTCAAGGTCAGTTTAGTATCATGGATAAACACATGTTTAACAAGAAAGATGGCACTGGACGACAAGTTTTTAGTCCTGAGCAGTTTGTTAAATATGACCAAGATCGGGGAGTAGATAGGTCTCAGTTGCACCAACTGATAGCACAAATATGGCCTGGACTAGAAAAATCTGACAGAAGTAAGGGCTATTATTGGGGTGATTTATTATTCAGTGAACCACTAAGACCAGGCCCAGATGGATTATACAAATTTAGAGCGAACCCCAATGGTATCACGTACACTGTGGATCCTAATTCGGAATTAGGAAAAGAATTAACTAATAAAGCAGCAGGGATCGTAGTTCATCAGTATATAGATCCTGACGGGGCAAGTACTGATAATGCAACGCCACTAGACGGTACTATTGGTAGCTTAAAGAATAATAGTAACGTTGCTATAGTTCCAGCTAAAATGCCTATCACTCCGAAGTTGAAATTAAACAATAACTTAGTAAAAAATGCCAATGCTAAAATTAAGCAATACGGGGCAGCAGTAGATCAGTTGTTTGATACAGCCCCACAGGCACGTAATACCTTCACACAACTATTCACAACCTACATTAATAAGAGAATTGTTCAAGGTGATCTAAACGATCTATTACCTGGATTTATGGAATACGTGCAAACTAGACCTATGACAGATTCTATGCGTAATAAAATATCAGCACATTTACAGCAAAATCAAGCTGGCTTGAAAGGTGCATTTGAAATTTGGGCAGCTATATATGCACTGAAAATGTCTGTAGTTGAGCAATTAAACAAAGCAGCAGAATCTGCTCCAGTTCAGGGATATCTACAAGACGGAACACGAACTCAAGAAGGATTCGTAAGTCATGGACTTAAATTTGTAGACCGTATGGGTTTCAGCCGACAGAATTTAGCTGGAAGAACATAACCAAATACCGTGTTTTTTTATTTATGGAATAAATAAATGTAGAGCCTAGGCTCACACAACATAAAGGAATAAGAAAATGGCACAATTTACAAGAGTCAACGGTGACTTAAAACCCCTAATCAACTATGATACATTTGACTATACCAACACTGGTGTTAACGCAGTAACTTCTGCTGCAACAGTACAACCTCAAGGTCCTAAGTTAGATTTCTTTACATACACCGCAGCTGGTGCATTGACAACTACAGAAATCGCACAAGGTATTCAAACAATTCAACAGTTGGCAACTATCTATCTATATGAGTACACTGACGCATCTAGTGACACACTAGCATTCGCAGTATATCCAGTAGCCGCATGGACAACTGGTACACTTGATACAGCCCTACAAGCACTAGGTGGTGGTTGGGCAGGTGGTGCAACTGCTGCATCTGCAACATTCACTGGCTAATCTAGTTAGTAAGCAACACAAACCCGAGATTTATTCTCGGGTTTTTTTGCCACATAAATAAAGCTATGAGCTTCAAAGTGACATGTTATACATTATTTGATATCACTCAGACAGGAGTGTTGAATAGAGCCAAACCTAGTCCTGATTTAGAGATAAAAGAATGGACCTATAGGCGCAATACACAATGTAATTTTGATACAATTTTACAGGTTGTATCTCTAAGAGCGCAACCTGAATTTATATCTGTTCCTAAGAAAACTTCTATTAGATTTGACACATTCGAAAATTTTGGATTCTTGTTTACGCAGGAAGAAAACGAAGAATATCCCTGTTGGAAATTTTCATTCGAAATCAGTCATCCCGCAGTTTTTAACGATGGTATTACTGATTTGGGAAATCTGTACAATGATTGTCATAATGTTCCTATGATTTTATGCGGAACAGAATGGAATAAACTACCGTCCTTTTTAGACTCTAGTCCTGAACTTAAAAATATATTTTTTGAAATAAATCATGAATAATAAAGTATTGACTAAGATAAACAAGTTCTTAGCTAAAGAATTGTTCCAAAACATGAATGATATAATCATTTTTCAGAATGATGATGGTAGTTATGAGTTTTTCAATAAATATAATGTAATCAAAGAGGTGTGCGGATATCAAGTATACTCAAAGTATAATTCAGAAACACATAGGTTTTCTTCACTAAAATCCGCTGCTGCTTGGTGTATTTTTGAAAACAGAAACAAATATGTTCAAGCTAAGAGAATTGAGTACTTAGATCAAATGATTTCTGGATCAGAAGTTTCTATAGAAATGCAAAGAAATCTACTTAAAAAAGCTAAAGAAACTGAATCCAAACTGATCTATGCAGCCAAATTAAATGAAGAACAACATAAAAGAAAAAGGATGATTACAGAAATGCAATCGTATATCCGAGAGTCAAGTAGACTACAAACTCAAAAGTTTAGTCATAAATGATAAATAATAGATAACGTTTGGAATAAAAACTATGAAACTTACCGATTTTGACAAAAAGAACTTTGCTCCTAGAGCATTGGAAGAAAACTATAAACTAAATTTTGATGTATCTAAGCTTACCAAGATTGATACTCAAAACATGTTGAGAAAGATAAGAACACTGGCAAACGAAGCCAAGTCTACACCTGATTTTCAAAAGAATCAAGTAAGTCCTTCTTACATGAAATTAGTATTCATGGAGCAAGCTTTAGTAGAACATTATAATGTTTTATTGACTAAGCCTACTGCACGTATTGTTTTCGAAAACGAAGAAGTCGAAAAGTCGCAAGTTGTATTGGCTGCACAAGACATGGTTGATACCATACAAAAGATGCTTGAAGATATCGGACAAATGCAAGTTAAAGAACTTCCTGCTCTAGTAGATAGCATCGAATCAGAAATAGGTGTAAATGAAGCACAAACATACAATGATCAAGTATCTTCACAACTCGACACACTTAGTGGTGCATTAAAAGCAGCATTCGCTGCACTCAAGTCAGCTAGAGATACAATCACCGGTGGTGGCGCAGATAGCTTTACTGAGCCTGCAGTAGATGCAGCAATGGGTGATGAAATGGCAGGCGCCGGTGATGAAATGGCAGGTATGGATGCAGGTGCAGATGCTGCAATGGGTGCTGACGCTGCTGCAATGCCAGCACTAGAAACTCCCCCAGAAGAAACTGAAGAACCAGCGTCCTTCATGAGACTGTATGAGTTTGCCGGAGCTGATCCGATGATTACGAAACTCGTGGCAGTCTCGGATCAATTAAAATTAGATTTAGAAAAGGGGAAGGCAGATCCTAATATGTCTGTTCCCGATTTCTTGCAATATTTAAAAAAATTTGATATTATATACGATAAGTCTGACCTGTACGATATGATAAAAAAGATGCCATTGAAGAATCTCATTTCTAATATTCAAGGTGATAAAATAGTGTTTAAGGGCTTCGGTACACCTGAAGCCCCACCTGATGAAGAAAGCAAAAAAATTGTTGCAGGTATGGCTAAAAAGGCTGTAGGTCAACAATAATAT